CGATATGCTGTTAATTGGGTAGTCGTAAATCGTTGGCGGCACCATTTGCGATTTATCCCTAGCACCAAACAAATGATTGGTGTAGCGTTCAATGAAAGTAAACGAAGCCTTTATCATTGACGTGATTTCTTCATCATCCTCGGATAGCGTATCATCAACTCTCAGGTAACGCTTTGCACGTTCTAAGGTTATGATGTCGGTGTATGTTGTGATTTCAGGCATGTTATAGTTTCTTAAAATCAACTGAAAATGTATGACCAGCCCCATGTTTTTTTACCGAAACCAAAACCTCAGCTTCATAATGTGGCACTGGATGACCTTCTTTTACTTCATCAAAATCAGATGATATACCATGATAAAATTTACCGTTAAAATCTTCGGTTATAAATATCGGAACAAACTTACTGAAAACAGCACATAGTGATTCATGACCAAAATCATCTTTAAACAAATGTGTGTTAATCTTTACGATACCTTTTCTGTTTTCCATAGTTTTTAATTCAATGTTTCAGGCAACAATAAATAATCCTTAATCGATTCAACTAAGGGTTGCAATATAACTATACCTGTATTTGTAATTATGTGTGCTGGTATTAATTCTTCTGTCATATCTACTTATTCTCTATTTCCTCTTTTAATTCCTTAGTTGTGACATCCTGCTTATCGGCCTTACTTTTACGTTCCCTTTTAGTGGGCTTATCTTCTGTCAGAACCGCTACTTTACAACGAACTAGGTAATTACCCAACGCATCGGTTACCTCGTGTGTATCGCCTGTATTCTTATAGCCAAATGGTTTTAAATAAGTAATATTCATATCGGTATGTTTTAGTCAAATGTACGTAATTGGAACTACAAAACAAACCCCCTTATATCATCCGACATAAGGGGGTTTAAATATGAAAAACGAAACTAACTATAACAGGGCTAAGGTAGGAAATTAATTGTAACTACAATGATACAAAAAGTCGTGGTTTATTGGGATATATTAGCGTTATGAAAGCGAACGAATTAAGGATAGGTAATTGGGTATATTGTAACCATAGCCTAATGAGGGTTAATAAAATAGAGGACACTATATTCGGAATTATCGGTGGTGGTACGGAATTAAAAATATATCAGCCCATCCCCCTAACCGAAGAATGGTTATTGAAGTTTGGGTTTCTTAAAGTTGCTGGTCTTTGGAGTTACAATAATGGAAATCAGGAATTTGTTTTCAATGAAGATCACATAAGTGTTATTATAGAGGGACAATGGATGTCTTTAAATCACATCAAGAACGTTCATCAACTCCAGAACCTTTACTTTGCGCTTACTGGAGAGGAATTAACAATTAAATAATTATGACAAAAGAGGAAAAAAACAGAATAGACTTAGAGAATATGCTATTCAATTTTTTGCAGCAAGAAAAGTTTAAACACTTCCCAAAAGATCAGTTGGCGTTTATCGGCAATGTTTATTTACAAGGATGTGCTGATGCTTTGCAATATGTTGCTGAAGGCAAGTAACTAAAAACGCCCGGTAAACCACTCCGGGACGTTTCTAACAACTATATGAAAAGACGAATTTACTTATTTTAAATGAGAAACGTAGCTTTGAGGTTTTTTCATGCCGTAACGGTATAAATGGAATATGTAAAAACCTTGAGCAATCCCTATCTTACCACCCGACCTGAGTACTGAATTACTAAACTCCCTGTCAAAGATGATGCTGTTCTCTCTGAACTTACACCGTCCCCACACGGACTTATGAAATATCATTAGCATTCCTGGGGCTACTTTTGCGAGCTTTACCGACGTGCCAAAATCATTCCAACGGGAATAGGCGGTTTCTATCTGCCCCGCGATGTCTGCATCATTCATCACACCATCTACTAAACACTCTGGCAACCCTAATCGGTTTGTCATACAGGTTATAACGGAATATTCAGGATTAGCTACTATAATCTGTTCTATTTGCCTACCCCAATCAGGGGTTAAGAACATCGTATCTCCATCACGTATCACGATGTAGCAATCATCTGGTAATTCTGATATAGCCTGATTATATGCGGCTCCTATATTCCTGTCCGCGCTATACGGCGTAATATATCTTATTTGTGTCTGAACCATGATCCTGATTTATTAACCTTATCGAACCTTTTGAATACCGTATTAACCCTGTCGCCGAATGATAACACTGATCTGAAATAATTGTATAGGGTATAGTTGTAGATTGCCATATCAGTCATTCCGCAGTCCGACGTATCTATTAGATCAACAATATAATCAAGGAAGCCTAACACAGTAGCCCTATCACCGCCACATATCCCGGCATTGAGTAGTATCGCCCGGTTGTTATCCTTATACATCGAATGAAACACATCCGAAGCATGATACTTCTGCAACCAGCCGTTAGACAGCGTAGACCTTTCCGACCCTACATACAACTTACCGCGCTCCATCTTACCGAAGGGATTAACCATTACTTCAACATCAGTAGCGTCTACCATAAACACGTTATCGTATTCGGGATGAGATAACAGGTAATCTCTGTACGCTATCCACCTTGCTAAGTAGGGATTGTCATGACTCGGCTTACATATTCCGTTATGATCGGTTAAGCAGACGAAATCAACGCCATCAGGAATAGAGTTACGTAACGTATCCAACGCACCGTCGTCATACTCCCACTTCGCCCCTCTTTGCGGATCTACAAGCGTGGTAAAGTAGCTGGTTAATATTAGGTTGCGTTCTGCTTTATAGGGTATGAATTTAGCAGACTTCAATTCCTTTCTGTACTTGACCTGGTTCTTATGCGCTAATACAGCACGAACCCTAGCGTCAACACTTCTTTTAGTTGTCTGATCCCAATCGAATGAATAGAACAGGTCTAACGAGTTTGGAATATCCATAAACGGAAATGGTGTTAACCCAGCGTTATGAATGCGCATACTATGCCCTACGTGTTCATAACTCCATAACCCATAATCAGTATCCATACCGCCAACAGTATCAAAACACTCCTTAGTGTAGAAGTTCATTAACCCGCATGGCTCCTGATAAACATTCAGCCCGTTATGCTCACCTATCTTTTTACGCCCGTTAGGATTACCGTTACTGAATTTATCAAACGTAAAGCACAAATGGTTCATCCCACTATTGATATATGGTAAATGCCAGTCGGGTACTCTGGGGTATACGTCGTCGTCTAGCGCAAAGTGATAATCAAATCCATCTGCCAATTCAAAGCATTTATTCTTAGCTGCAGCAATACCTTGTGGTGTATAGAAACGATATGTAGCTTCTTTAACAGGAATATCAGATCCGTCATCAACTACGAATAGCGTGGCGTTATCTGGTAAGTATTTTAATGTGTTTTCATAGGTTTGCTTAAATACCTCATACCTATTGTGAGTGGTTATCGAAATAGCTATTTTCATATAAGATAAAGGTAACGGAAATGTTGCAAAAAGCAATAGGGGGATTAGTTATATTAGCAGAATGAATAGAAAAAACAGAATAGGTATGCTAGGCGCTGGGTTCGCTATGGCATTAGCTGGATTAACGGGGGCTGCTCAGGCGGGACAAGTTAATGTCCCAGTAAACACAGTTCAGGGAGAGATAAAAGGAACCCCTGCTAAACACTCAACACGCAGGCAATCTATTGAGAATGTTATTGGCGGGTTACCCTTAGTTTCATATATACCAGATTACGGTATGTCACCAAAGGAATATGGCATTCGTTACGGAGACGGTTCAAGTCGCAAAGGTAAATTAAATAAATTACGACTATCTCATGATGCTAAATTAAAAAGAAGATAAATTTTATACCGTTCGTTAATTTGCTCTATTAACAAAAAAGCCTGTAACATTACGCTACAGGCTTTCTATATTATTTAATGTTCTACTATGTAGTCGGAACTGCAAGCGTGCCACTGACCACGGCCTGATTGTTGAAAATCGCAAGTGTTACTCTTTCCTCAATACGGAACATAACACGGTTTTTCTTAGCCAATACTGCATCCTCAAACATTCTGATCTCTGGAGCTAACCTGTTAACCAATAACGTAGCGTTACGGTCAAATACAAGGAAGTTACCAGTACCAACTTGAGTAGTAGGAGCAACAGTTAAACCACCAACCTGTAAGCGTCCATTGCTGAATGCTACTGATCCGTTTGGCAAATCGTATTCACCTGAACCATCCGCTTTATTCAAGCCAACAGCAACAGCGTCACGAGGTGTTAAGATCGCAGTTGTAGGATTGTAAAACTCAAACGTATCTTCTACGATCTGGCCCCAACCTGCATCGATGATCCTGTCTACTG